TATTAGACAAGCCATATGAAGACAATCCAGAAGCTAAAAAAGCTGGTGATGCTTATGCTAGTTTCAACAGCATCCTTAAAGAATTGACTGAAATTAAATTAGCAGAAGCAGAAGGCGGCAAGACACCAGAAGCTAAAACTACTAATGATTTACCTACAGGTGACAAGAGTCCAGTAGGCAGCAATCAAAATAAATTACCTAAAGCGAAGAAATAATGAGCAACGGCATCTACGATATCTTAGGCAAGCTCAACGGATTACAACCAAAAGATAATCCCGTGAGTATGTCTGCTGAGCCTGTCTATGAAAGCATAGATCCTCAAGATATCACGCCCGCTGTAAATAGCTTAGAAGAAAAATATCAAAATTTTTTAGCTGAAGAAAAATCTAAAAAATCACAAAGTCAAAAAGATGCAGAGATATCCAGAGGCGAACCAGAGATTGTTAAACTATTAAACAAAGCGAGATTAGAAAGACCCTCGGCAGCCAGCGATACAGAAGCACTAGCGTATCAGATGGTCAAAGCAAATAAAGAATTAGAAAAAGCAAATGCGGCCAATGACGAACAAGAAACAAAAATAGCTGATCTACAAACTAAAATTACACAATTACCAACAGCTAAATCAGTACCTGCCGCACAACCAATATCAACGACAGCACCAGTAGCACAACAAACAGCTGCCCCAACGCCAACTCCTGCGGCTAGACCTTCAGCAACTATATTGAGAATGCCAACACCTGCTCAAGCTGAAATACCTGCTCAAGCACCAGCTACTGCTGAAGTACCTGCTCAAGCACCAGCTACTGCTAAAGTACCTGCTCAAGCTAAACCTGCTAGAACATATAAATCGGCCGGTGAGAGAAAACCAGCAATTGGTGGTAAGGTTACACCAACTTTGGATCAACCTGTGCCAGATGAATTAGCAGCACGTAGAGCCGCAAGAGCCGCTAAAGTATCTGTTCCCAATGTTAGTACATTTGCACCAATCGGACAAGCTGTAGGACAACAATTTACACCAATTAATACAAAAAAAGAGAGCAAATCTATGAAAGATATGTTAAAAGAAAGCATAGAGCTAGTAAAAGAATATCGAGAAGGTGACCCAATGATGGGCATCTTAAACTATAATGAGTTACTAGAAAAATTTAAAAGTGGAGTACAAAAAATTACAGTAAATTTTGGTCCAGGAAAGAATCTTACGCTCTACGATTATCAGGTATATGGATTATTATCAGAATTGGGCAGTGATCAAAATGAAGAGCGTAAAGTTGCAAGAATCGAAACGGTAATGTCTGACTACAACTCTGTGGTTAATCTATTGCAAACGCCAAAAGTTAAAAACTATATTAGTTTATTTCCAGATTTTGAAAAAACCAGTCCAATATTTAAACAACGTGCTAGAGATATTGAAAAGGGTAAATTTAAGTTAGAACCAACTACTAAAAAAGATCCAGGTGAAATGCCACAGCAACCTCACCCTTATCAACAAGGTGATAACCAATTAGAAGAAAATTTAGGAAAAGATACCATGCAAGAAAATGTCAAAACTAGTAGCATCTTACAAGCTGTTCACCAAGTAGAAGATAAAAAACTACGTGAATCTGCTAAGCCAGATTTTTTAGATCTTGACAAAGATGGTGATACTGATGAGCCAATGAAATCTGCGGCTAAGAGTGCTAAAAAACACGAACCGGCTGATGTAGACAAAGACGCAGTTGCTAAACGTAAACGCCTACAGGCACTGAAAGACAAGCAAGAAGATGAGCGTGCTGAAAAAGGCGACGACTATAAATCATCTACACGTGTTGTTAAGGGTCGTGCTTATGGTGGTGCCGCTCAAAAAGATGATGAAGAAAAAGATCTTGATGAAAGTGGTCTACAATACTACACCGGTAAAAAGAAATACGGTAAAGAAGGTATGACAGCACTATCAAAAGCAGGTCGTGACGGAGCCAGTGAAGAAGAACTTGGCCGTATCAAAGACAAATATAAAAAAGAAGATATTGATTTAAATGAAAAAGCAGTTAGCAAGCAACAACAAAAATTTATGGGTATGGTACATGCCGTACAAAAGGGAAAAATGAAAGCACCAAGTAAACTAATAGCCAAAACAGCCAAAAGTATGAGTGATAAAGCCGCAGGTGATTTTGCTGCTACCAAGCACAAAGGTCTGCCAGCCAAGGTCACAGAAGGTAAAGATGCGATTCGCAATCACCCAATCTATACAACTAAAGAAGCATGGGATCACTATTCTCAAGAACTAGCAGAACAGGAAATGATGGAACAATCAATGATGGAAGCTCCAGCGGTTGATGTCCAACAAGAACTAGATGAGATCGCTAAACTTGCTGGCCTTGCTCCGAAGATGGAAGCTAGATCAGTATGCCCAAGTTGCAAGTGTGAAAAATGTGAGTGCAATGAAAATCTAGATCCAATGGTACCAGCTGATTCAGCGAGCCCATTGACACATACTTTAGAAGGTATGGGTTGCACTATGGAAGAACTAGAAGAAGCCGCATCACGCAAAGATTTCCGCAGGGTAGCCGATCGTATTGCAAATATGAAAGATCGCGACGAAGCAGCAAAATTAGGATATGCATTTGCTGATGATTTTGAAAAGGCCAATCCAAGATTCAAGAGAAAAATGTTTTTAACAGCCTGTGGATTAGATGAGGCTGCTTGCAATATGAGACCAGGTCCAGCAACAATCGTAGTTGGTGAAAAATCCATGGACGAGGGTAACGAATTCACCAAAGCACGGTTAGATGCTATCGCACAAGGTAAAGATACATTCTCAGTTGGTAGCAAAACCTATAACGTAAGTGGTGATACCAGCGATGAAAAAACACAAGTTGAAAGTGTCGATGATGAAAAACAAGCAGTCACAGAAGACATCAATATTAACGTTACAGCTAACGGTGAAGAAGATGTAGTTAATCTAATCCGTAAACTATCGGGCATGGAAGTAATTAAAACAGTTACTGATAAGATATCTGCTATGTCTGGTGAAGCATGTGGTGCATGTGGTAGCTCACCATGTGGTTGTGAGGAATCAGTTGAAGAACAACGTGATATTGAACACGCAAATACTCCACATGAAAAAACAGCACCAATCACCGCAGTAACAACTGATGCTGGTGGCGGTCTTGGTGGCGTTAAGAAACAATACCCATTGGCAGCAAATCGTGGTGCTAATCCAATCGAAGAACAAGTTGAAGAAAGTCTTTGGACGGCATACGAAACAATGATCAACGACGTTAAGGCCTAACATGAAAGAGCTACGCGAATTTATTGAACTGATGGATGCTATCCAATCGGGTCAACCGATCAAGGAAGACGCTGTAGATAGAACACATCTCAGCGATATGTTAGACCAACTTGAAGAACATCTTAGCCAGGCTGTGGGTATTGCTAACGATCTAGCACGACATGGACGTGATCTTCCAGGCCCATTTGCAGGACAAATCCGTAGCTATCTAGCACCACACTTAGAAAGTTTCATAGATGATCGCCGCCAACCAGGTAGCATAGCCAGCCTACGCAATATGCTGATTGACAGTGGTGAAGACGAAGATGAAGATATATACGAATCACAGTCATTTGATCATCTTACAAATAAAAAGCTAAGACGCATACTGGTATCAGGACCTAAAAATCTTGATGAAGTAGCTTGGGCTATGGATTTTACAGATGATGCTCTAAGAGCAGACTATGATGATGAGATGATTGATAGCAGAACTTTTGATGCTAGAAATAATGCCTTTAAGCAAGCTCAAGAAGCTTTTCACGATGAAGACGGTGAGTTTAATCCTGATGCTGATATAGACGCAACTCTAACACATCTAAAACAATTTTGGTCGGTATAAAATGAAAATCAACGAAATTATTTTAGAGGTTAAGGAAAAGGGTAAGATAAGAAAAGCTACACAAAATAGTGTGTCTAACTTACACAGTTATCCTTATCTTGATAATAATGTACATCCATATGTAGCATATCGTTTTGGTGTAGCATTAGCCAGGAGCCCACGTGATGTAACAGTAAAACAAGGTCCAATTGGTAGTCAATTTACTACAATTGGTTATAGCAATGCCGATCAAGAAATTATCGATCATACACGTAAAGAATTTGGTCTACCTGTACACAAACACAGTACTAACGGCAGTTTTGAATTAGATAGTGTTAACAAATCTAGTCCAACAGCCACTCCTAAAAAGAACAAATATGGAGTCTAAACAATATTCGATCCGCACTGAAGACTATACTACTGCTCACATCGAAGAAGCCGTATTAGATGATGCTGATCCGATACATGAAATCAAAGCATTAGCAGGACTTACTAACATTGGCAATCTAGGCAAACTGCAAGAATATAAAAGCCCAGAAAGTGAAATGGCTAATCAAGGTAGCAATCCCAGCATCACTGCAATGGAAAAGATACAATACCAAAACAACAACAACATCCAACCAGGCACACCAGAGTGGTTCCGTCTTTGGTTTAGCCTACCATATCTAACAGGCGAAAAACCCTGGTAATTGTAGTAACCCAATCCTGTCAAGATAAGTAAGTATATGGCGACAGCAAAAGGCACAGACTCAGTTCTAGTAAAAAAACCTCATCAACAAGAGAGTTTTACTGAACATCAACTTAAAGAATTTGCTAAGTGTGCAGATCCCGTCAACGGACCTGAATATTTTATGAGCAATTACTTTTACATACAGCATCCTACTCAAGGACGTATGCTGTATCAGCCATTTGAGTATCAGAAACGCCTAATACATTCATACCATAACTACCGATTCAGCATCTCACTAATGCCTCGGCAAACAGGTAAGTCAACAAGTGCCGCAGGGTACTTGCTTTGGTACGCGATGTTTGTACCAGACAGCACTATCCTAATTGCCGCACACAAATACACAGGCTCACAAGAAATCATGCAACGTATACGCTACGCTTATGAAAGCGTGCCAGATTTTATACGTGCAGGTGCTGTGAGTTATAACAAAGGTAGTATAGACTTTGACAATGGTAGTCGCATAGTGAGTGCTACTACAACAGAAAACACTGGTCGAGGTATGAGTATTTCGTTACTATACGCAGATGAGTTTGCCTTCGTTCGCCCTACCATAGGTAGAGAATTCTGGACTTCAATCAGCCCAACCTTAGCCACTGGTGGTAAATGTATTATTACTAGTACCCCCAACAGCGATGAAGACCAGTTCGCTACCTTGTGGAAAGGTGCTAACAAACAGTTTGATGAGTTTGGTAATCCAACTGAACTTGGTATTAACGGATTTAAAGCATTTAGATCATATTGGAATGAGCATCCAGATAGAGATGACGCCTGGGCAGTACAGACTCGTAGTCAGCTAGGTGATGAACGTTTCCGCCGTGAGATGGATTGTGAATTTATCATCTGGGACGAAACTTTAATTAATCCTAGTTATCTGATAGAACTACAAGGTATTGACCCAATTGAGCGTCAAGGACAAGTACGTTGGTATAAGCGTCCTGATCCTAAGATGACTTATCTAGTAGCATTAGATCCTAGCTTGGGAACTGGCGGCGATCCTAGTGCTATACAGATATTTGAATTACCTACATTTATCCAAGTAGCAGAATGGCAAAATAACCGCACACCAGTACAGCAACAGATAGGTATATTAAGCGAAATTACCAAATACCTAGCAGAAACTGTGCCCGTAAATAGCATTTATTATAGTTTAGAAAATAATACCCTAGGTGAAGCGGCCTTGGTTAGTGTAGCAGAAATTGGTGAAGAAAATATCCGAGGTACATTCCTAAGTGAGCCTGCAAGAATGGGCACTAGTCGTAGATATCGCAAGGGATTTAATACATCAAATAAACCTAAGATCACAGCCTGCGCTAAACTTAAGAGCCTGATAGAAAGCAAGCGTATGACTATATACAGTCGCCCGTTGATCAGTGAGCTTAAAACCTTCGTAGCTAGTGGATCTGGATTTGCGGCTAAACCCGGTGAAAGCGACGATTTAGTTATGAGTTTAGTATTAGTAATACGCATGGCACAGCTATTACAAAGCTATGATGCTAGTTTAGACACGGCTATGAAAGATGGCTTAGATGATTTTATCGAGCCAATGCCATTTATAATGCTTTAAGATAAATACTTACATGAGAGAAATTAACAAAATCGCAGAAGGTCTATTTGAAAAAATCCGTGATAGATTTGAAGATGTCAGCCTAGGCAACGATAACGCTAAGGCTACTACAGATCCACAAAAAGCACGTTTTTTTAACTTTGACTATGTTGTAGATGATACAAATCATGGTAATATTACCATGAGTTTGATTGATGAAACCAGCTTAAAAGTCTACTTTAGCAAGAATATCAGCAGTGATCTAGATGACGAACAAAAGAAAGAATGGTATAGCTTCTTGCGTGAACTGCGTGAATTTGCCCGCAGAAATCTATTGAGCTTTGAACCACGTGATATTACACGATCAACATTAAAGCATCGTGATATCCAACAACAAAGCAAAGCAGACAGCACCTATGATGCAGATGAAGTAGTTGCTGAAAGCCGTATGTATGGTACCTTAAATCGTAGCTTTGAAAGTTTTGGTCCTGTACGTATTAAATTAGCACATACTAAACCCATCATGGACGAATCACACGGTGCTCGTAGTCGCAACATTGCCGCAGTGTTTGTTGAGAATGATCAAGGCGAGCGTTTCCGCTTACCATTCACTAATCTAACTGGTGCACGTGCTATGGCACGCCATGTTAGTGCAGGCGGTGTTCCTACAGATGAATTAGGTAAGCATATTACTGAAATGGTTAACGAGATGTCTACCCTACGTCCTTTTGTTCGTGGTATGGCTCGTAGAACATTTGAGGACGCTGTTACTAAAGAAATGGTAGAGTCAGCATTTGGCTATCATAGTCTATTAAAAAATACCTTGAAAAAACTGAAAGGTAAAAAGGGTTACACAGAATTTAAAGAAAGCTTCAAACCAGCATTGGTCGAAGATGACGCAAACGTAGCAGAACTAAAAGAATTATTTGTTAAGAAAACACTTGACGAACGCATTGAACAAGCATTACCATTGGTACATAAGGCATATACGATCATGAAAGAAAATAACAATCCATACGCACAACAATTTGAAAATTGGGCTAGCACAGTTGCAGAAGGTAGCTGGGCACTTCCCGACACTGATGATGACATTGAACAATTAATTGATTGGCTAAGTGAAGAACATCCAGTGGGTGTTGATGCCCAAGATGCTACTAACTCGCTATACAATATTATCGGTGACGACAGACTGTTTGATCGGTTAGGAGAACTAGCAGAAATTGATCCTACAGCAGATGCACGTGATGTTGTTACAAGTTGGTTATATGATAACTTACCACAGGTTTACCAACGTATCGAAAGTGAAATGGGTGATTCAGATACACCAGCAGAACCAGCAGAAGATAATCAAGAAATAGATGAATCATATACTCCACCTCCAGTGATGATCAACGGTAAACAAGTTGAATTACGTAGTATCGAGCTAGATGGAGTTGAATCATGGGACCGCCCAGACTATGCAGATGCCTATGCTAGTGTCGCAACTTTTACAGATGGTACAGCCTTAACAGATGATGAATTAGATGAATTAAGTGACAAACACGGTGATATTATTAACATGATAGCACATGACATGTTAGAAAGTATAGCATCAGATATGGCAGATGAAGATGAATCAACATTAGATGCAAGTTCGACATATGGCGCAGCCATTCCCGGCGGAACAGAAAACATGTTAGCAACAACAAACGAAGATGACGACTCACAAGAAGACCAATTGGCAAATATTGAATCAATACAATCAGCGATCATACGTAGAATCTTAAACAGCATTAATAATCATAGTGAGTTACTTAAAAAAGCAGGCCCAGAAGGTATCATGAATGCCGCAAGTGATGTAGCATCATTTCATGCACCAATGGAAGAAATAGGTTCAAGTGATATTAGTATCATGGTCCGTGAAGTATACCGTGAAGTGGGCGTAGAATACCCAGAAGATGAAGTAGCAGAAGCCAAAGACAAAGTAACTTATGATCCAAAAACAGGTAAATTAACAGGCTGGGAACACGAAGGTGATTGGAAAAAACAAACTAAGAAGAAAGATCCTGTTGGTAAGATCCATCACATGAGTGATGTTGCCCGCAGACGAACAGAAAAGATGACAAGTGATGAAACACTAGAAGAAGCATTTGAAAGAGCATTAAACGAAACGACCATTAACGTAGGTGATATTATTAGAAATAAAGATGAACCAGAAATCCAAGGCAGAGTAAAACGTATTGACCCAGACAAATATATAATCGATGTAGAAGGTGACGAATATCATATTGAAACACTTAAAGCAGAAAAAATTTCAAAATCTCTACATGAAGCAGACAGTAGATTCATGTCTTATCTTGAACCGTTAATTGGACAAGAAGTATATATTCCGGGTGAAGGCACTACAGGTATAGTTGTAGGTCCGAGCCCAAATACAAATCTTCCTACAGGCATACAAGTAAAATTAAAAAACAATCAATTAGTAACTACAGGCCCAGGATTATTTAAATCAACCAAACCAGGACCGTTACAACAGGCAATTGATAAATTTAACGCATTAACAGGTAAAATACAACGAGTTCCTAGCGTAGCAAAACGTTACGGTACAGTAGCAGGCCCAATGGATAATCTACACAAACAAGATTGGTCTAGCGTCAAAGAAGACATACTTAAACTAGCAGGCGTAAAATAAGACACAACGTCACAAGACCAAGGCACTTTTACAGTGCCTTTTCTTTTGGCTGATAAGTAAATATATGTTAAATTTACAAGAATTTTATTGTCAAATAGTTTGTCAAACTCCGCCTCGAGATCGTTTCGTTACCATTCAAGAATTACAAGATGTAATTGTAATCAATTTTGATTGCTTGTACGAAAGAGAATGTGGGATCAGAGGAGCCGATCAGCTAGTTTATCTGGCTCACAAATTAGGGCAGGGTAAACGATTTTTATTCTTAAGTGAAGATGGTACGTTAATACAACAATCGGGTGCGTCAGAAATAATCAAAAATATCATCCAATGTTTTAATTTGGATAAAGATACCTGCGCAGTGGTCTGCAGAGAAAATCTCGATATACCAAATATAACTATTATAAACAACGAAGCTATTCCTTATTGGTGTAGAGTATTACATCCACATATAAAAGATATTCCAATTCCAATTGGTTCATTTATTAAGAAATTTGCTGTATGGGCTAATCGTGGAACATTCATCAGATTAGATATTGCCAGATACCTGTTTGAAAACTATGCTGATGAATCTTTTATAAGTTATCAAGAGCAGGATATGCTTGCTGATAGAAAACTTAAAGAATATTTTTCTGACAATATTGATTGGGCTAATCAACATACACCGATAATATATGATGAAATTTTTCCCGGTAGACAATTTAATTTTGAATTGATTGTGGGTGCGAGCCGTAAACCCTACAATGATTATTTCATTGAGATAGTCGCAGAAACTGATACGTTAACTACAAATTGGATAACAGAAAAAACAGTAAAAAATCTATATATAGGTAAACCTTTTATAGTCATGGGTGGACCAGGATTATTAGATAAAATTAGAAGCTTTGGCTTCCAAACTTTCAGCCCTTGGATCGATGAAAGCTATGATACTATAACAAATAACTATCAGAGATTGGAAACGATCAAACAAGAAATAGATAGGATAGCAAACAAAACTGATGTAGAAATACATCAGATGCATCAACAGTTACTACCTATATTTGAACATAATAGAAAAACATATCGGGATATTTTTAAATTTATATGAGTAATATATATTGTTTTGGGGATAGTTGGGCTTATGGTGCTGAATTACAGCACCCTCAAGTTGTTGAACATCCTTTTGTCCATTGGTTCGCACAGGCATTAAATTTAACCTATGAAAACCACGGTGAAGAAGGAGCTAGTTTAGGGATAATTCTACATAGATTGTCATTAACGTTATCAAAAATAAATCAGAACGACATAGTATTAGTTATAATCCCACCCGATGTTCGTTGGTATGATGAAAGTGAAGAAAAGGGATTTTATACATTAATGCAATGGCAAAAAGAAGATTATATAAAAAGTTTGAATAATAAAACTGTAGAATGGTTTAAGTATCATCATTTGTTATTCATCTATGCTATGCAAAAATCTCTGAGTGACATAGGATGTCGTTATATCCTAGCACATAATTACGGACAACTTCCCACAAATGACAAATATAAATTTAATATAGATTACAATAAATTTTTAAGTCACGCTGATCTGACTACATTACTATCATTACAATCACACCCACTCAGATGGGATAGTTACCAACTCGAAGTCGACGGTCCTATGTATTCGCATGAATTTCATGGTAAATATTTCCAAGGTACTATTTGTCATCCCAACGAACTAGGACATAAACGTATAGCAGAAATGTTTTTAGAAAAATATAGAAATGAGTAAACTAATATTACCTTTCGTAGAAACGATGATTACACAAGTATGTAATCTGAGTTGTACTGGTTGTACGAACTACAGTGATCTACAGCATGAAGGATATGTGCCTTGGTCACAAGGGCGTACCTGGTTAGAATCCTGGCTGGAACGTATTGATATACCTGACTTTGGTATATTGGGTGGTGAGCCCACGATTAGTCCTGAAGTCAATGATTGGATATTTGGCCTGAGAGACCTTATGCCCACTACACAGATAAGATTTACTACTAACGGATTACTTTTAAATAAGAAATTTGACATAGTTAAACACATGGCAGAGATTGGTAACTGCGTTTTTAAGATAGCATTCCATCAAGACAATCCAGAATTAGAAGAAGTCGTTGAACGTATCTTTAGTATGTATGATTGGGAACCAGTGATAGAATACGGAGTACATAGATACAAAACTAAAAATAATTTCCGTTTCCATGTTAAACGTCCTGATGTATTCTGGAAAACGTTCAAGGGATCATACGAAAATATGCACCCACATGATAGCAATCCAGCAGATGCTTTTGCTATTTGTTGCCAACAAACTTGCCCATTACTACACAATGGTCGCATCTATAAATGTAGTACCAGTGGACTGTTAGCAGAAACGTTAGAAAAATTTGGCTATCCTAATAGCGACCAGTGGCAACCGTATATTCAACAAGGGATTGGTCCTGATTGCAGTGATGCTGAATTAACAGCATTTTTAAATAATTTTAGTAAACCAGCAGATGTTTGTAGGATGTGCCCATCACCAAATGATGTAGAATCTAAGATCATTCATCTGGAACACGTACATACTAGGAAAATCAAATGGAATTAAGTATCGGTACATTAGATAGGAAAATTTGGAGCAAGGATTTAATATTAGAATCCTTATATACCTGTTTTAAAAATAATGATACATTATTAATTAACTTTAGCCCTGAGGGGTCGTGTGCTCGATCTTTGGGTTTATATGATCTATTAGATAAATTTTGTGCCGCAACAGGATATGCTAAAAACAATATAACTATTAAAACAGCCAACATGGTCGAATCACATCCTGAATATAACATTAAACGTGATACTGGGTGCTGGTATGAAATAGGTATTATACAAGAGTGGTTGAAAGATAAAAATATCATTAGTGGGCATGAACCTAGTAAACATTTTGCTAATTTTTCTAGCCGCACCAATTGGTCAAGATTGTGGACGGCTACAATTTTAGATACATACTATGCTGATAAAACTTTGCAAACATATCATTATGATATCGATCGACCCAATTACAATCCTAATAGATATACAGGGTTAGACGATTTGATCAGACAAGGATGTGAGTTGTATGTAGAAGCGGCAAAGTTTATTAAAACATGTCCTCGTACTCTAGACATTGAATATTTGCAAAATTTAGAAAACATTGAAGGTAATATATATCAACACGAAAATAGCTATTATCCTATACAGCACCCTAGTAATTTAAATTTATTACAATATTATCGAGATATATTCGTTGATGTTGTAGTTGAACCTAATGTCAGCGGAAAATGTTTTCTTGTGACAGAAAAATTATGGCGGGCAATATTAGCCAAACGACCATTTATTGTAGTTTCAAATCCTAACTACCTTAATAATTTAAAACGATTGGGATTTAAAACATTTAATAACTATTGGGCCGAGGAATATGACATACATAAAGAGGGTGATAGAATCGATAAAATTAAATTAATTTTACAAGAAATTTCTTCCTGGACCTTAGATGAATTGTCAAACAAACTACAGGATATGGAATCTACTTTAGATCATAATTTAAACGTATTCAAAGAGTTAACATATGATAAAATTAACACAACATTTGGTTGCTAGTAAGAAAATATTATTAGCAGGAGATAGTTGGGGAGTTGGTATGTATGAGAAAACCCCCAGCGGATATAACCCCACTGGGAAAGGAATCTATACGTTCATTGATTGTCGGAATATTAGTAAACCTGGTATATCAAACACAGAAATAATTAATAATATAAAACAAGCAGATCACTCAGATATTACGATATTCTTACAAACAGACATCTTACGTGAACATTCCTATCATGGGCCAAAAGAAAATGAACCAAGTTGGCGATGGCTACACGATAAATTTATACAAAAGTTATTAACATATACCAGATTAGATCAATATATTACTGAATATTTTGTATTAATGTACACACAATTAGATTGTATAGCTAAACAACGCAATCAACAAATACTATGTATAGGCGGGTGGAGTGATTTACATCCTAGCATTGTTAACTATAGCAATCTTGTGCCTTTAATTTATAGTAGCACACAAATGTTAATACCAAGTAGCCCTAGTGGAATATATATTAGTGATTTTGAGTATTTTGTACAATTTGATGAAACACAGATCAAACAACACTTTGGCACAGAACTAAAACAAATAGCTGTGGCATCATCTGAAAAATTTAAATTAAGTTGTCGATATTGGAATGATGTGCATCCAACCTTAGATGGTTACGAAATTTTGGCTAAAAAAATTCAAAATTATCTCTTGTGGAATAAATAATAATAGCGTATTATATATAAATGCATAGTACGTTTAGGCATATTAAAGACCAACTTAAATTAAAAAGGAAATAACATCATGGCAACATCATTAGCAGAAATCCGTGCAAAGTTACAAGCATCAGAAAACCGTGGCACAGGCGGTAATTCACAAAGTGGTGGCGACAACGCTATCTACGCACACTGGAACATCCAAGAAGGCACAAACGCTCGCATTAGATTCCTTCCAGACGCAGACACAAAAAACACATTCTTTTGGGCAGAACGAGCAATGATCAATTTACCGTTTGCTGGCGTTAAAGGCCAAGCTGATAGTAAACCAGTCACTGTACAAGTACCATGCGTTGAGATGTGGGGCGAAGCATGTCCGATCTTAGCAGAAGTCCGTACTTGGTTTAAAGACACTAGTCTAGAAGAAATGGGTCGTAAGTATTGGAAGAAAAGATCATATTTGTTCCAAGGTTTTGTGCGTGAGAATCCTATCACAGACGATAAGACACCAGAAAATCCAATTCGTAGATTTATTATTAGTCCACAGATTTTTAACTTGATCAAATCAGCATTACTTGATCCAGAGTTAGAAAACTTACCAACAGACTACCAAGGTGGGTTAGACTTTACAGTCACTAAAACATCAAAAGGTGGTTATGCTGACTACTCAACTAGTAAATGGTCACGCAAAGAATCTGCATTAACAGCAGAAGAAGCGGCCGCAATTGAAACTCATGGCTTATACAACTTGAAAGATTTCTTACCTAAGAAACCAAGCGAAGTTGAACTTAAAGTTATGAAAGAAATGTTTGAAGCAAGTGTAGATGGCCAAGCATATGACGCAGAACGTTGGGGTAATTACTACAAACCAAGAGGTGTGACAATCGTCTCAGCTGAATCATCTGCTCCAGCAGTGGCTGCTCCTACACTAACAGTTGATGGTCATGGTGATGTGCATGAAATTGAAAACACACCAGCACCAGTGGTCGCAGAGGCTGCACCAGCGGCTCCTACAGCATCAGTTGCAACACCTCCAGCAGGTGGAACAGCACGTGCTGAAGACATCTTAGCGATGATCCGTAACCGTCAAAAGACCTTGTAATTGACAACTTTTGTAATTGATTATAGCAGTGGGGGTATGGGCAACGCATTATTAGCTCATATCCTTTATTGTTGTCACAAAATTGACACTGATCCAACATTATTATTTTCAGATACTGGAGACTGTCACTGTATTTCAAAGCTAAACACAACTAATTTAATAGCATTGGATAGACCTATTGATAGGACAGATCATGTGTCTGTGCTTGAACTAGTTTCAAATTCAACTTATCATTTGCTCAGACTTAAAATGAGTTTTGAAAAATTATTTAGAAAATTTCCAACTACAAACAACTTTGATAAATTTAATTTTGAAACCAGCTATGAACAAACAGAAGTTGACTTCTTAGAGTCATTGGCATTAAAATATAATGAAATAATTGCAAACTATGAAGGCAAAACAAATCCTAATATCATTACCATGGAATCATTTTTGAAAAATGACATGGGCAGTGTAAGGAAAGTAGTAGAAGATATGTTAAGTTGGTCGTGGAACAGCACTCGCAGCGATGAATTTCATCAAGCAGTGATCCAGGCTAATAAAAAATATCTAGATTGGTTTCAAAAGATAAACACAATATGTGAACAGTCGACCCGTTTAGAATTAATTGCAACAGAAGGATTGGTATTTTGGGAAAAAGCTGCTATTATAGCGTTAGTCTGTTATCAATTAAAAGTGCCTGTGATAAAATTAAGGTGGCATGATCAACGACTATTACTTGGTAGTGACAATGGATTTTTAATAGAAGATTTAAAAAGGATACTAAAAAATGGCAAAACCGTTTGATATTTCAAAATTTAGAAAGTCAATTACCAAAAGCATCGAAGGCTTAGGTATTGGCTTTAACGATCCTACAGATTGGATCAGCACTGGTAACTACACATTAAATTACTTACTATCCGGTAACTTTGAAAGAGGTATTCCAATGGGTAAAGTAACTGTATTTGCAGGAGAATCAGGCGCAGGTAAAAGTTTTATCTGTTCAGGTAATATTGTCCGACATGCACAAGAGCAAGGCATTTATGTTATCTTGATCGATACAGAAAATGCACTTGATGAAGCATGGTTACACGCACTTGGTGTAGATACTAGTGAAGAAAAACTTCTTAAACTTAACATGGCTATGATCGATGACGTGGCTAAAGTTATCAGTGACTTTGTTAAAGAATATCGCACACTTCCAGAAGAAGATCGTCCAAAGGTATTGTTTGTTATAGACAGCTTAGGTATGATGTTAACTCCCACCGACGTAAACCAGTTTGAAGCAGGTGAAATGAAAGGTGACATGGGTCGTAAACCTAAAGCACTAACAGCATTGGTTCGTAACTGCGTGAACATGTTTGGCACATTAAATCTTGGATTGGTTTGTACAAATCATACATACGCTAGTCAGGACATGTTTGATCCAGATGATAAGATATCAGGTGGTCAAGGCTTTATCTATGCAAGTTCGATCGTGGTTGCTATGCGCAAACTTAAACTTAAAACAGATGCTGATGGTAACAAGACCACCACAGTCAACGGTATCCGTGCTGCTTGTAAGATCATGAAGACTAGATATGCTAAACCATTTGAGTCAGTCCAAGTAGAGATTCCATATGAAACTGGTATGAGTCCATACAGTGGCTTAACAGACATGTTAGAAGCTAAGAGTTTATTATCAAAAGAAGGCAACAGTTTAGTTTATACCTTTGCTGATAAAACGACTATTAAACAATTTCGCAAAGCATGGGAACGTAATGAAGATGGTTGTTTAGATAAGGTCATGAAAGAATTATCATCTAATGTTAACTTGCTAAGTACTGAATCGAAAGTAGTTGAAGAAACACAAGAGGAGACAGCAGAATGAGCATTGAATTAGATATCGCTAGTGAAGTTTGGCTTACTTGTAAAGAGTATATTGGTCCTAAGGATCGCCAGGCAGCCGCAGATCACGTGATCAGTGTTGCGGCCGATCACAACATCACAGAGAGTGAGCTTAAAACCTTTGGTGGTACTGATGCTTATCTAGGTCGTGCTGTTAAAGAGTATCTTGGCGATGAAGAAGATCAAGCGATCGCCGACGAAGAAGATGACGGTGATGATTATTAATGTGGTATAGTCGTGTAGTTGCAAGTTTAGGCAGTATTCCAGACTTTATAGATCACTATGAAAAAGAACTGGATGAAGCACGCAAGGAAGTTACTGTCTATGGTAACATAGAGAAAAATCTCGCTGGCCTGCCCGGTATAACTGAGCGTCGCTTTAATCAACTACAAGAGGTTGAAGCGGTGCTGAATTATCTCAATATAAAATTACGTAAGATTCGCAGGACTCATTTTCAGAAATATCTAGAAAACTATCAACGAGCATTAACTAGTCGTGATGTTGAAAAATATGTTGATGGCGAAGACGAAGTTATTGATTTTGAAACTATCATTAATGAAGTGGCATTGCTACGCAACAAATGGTTAGGCATCATGAAAGGACTTGAAAGCAAGAACTTCATGCTTGGACATGTAACACGTTTAAGAACAGCAGGCATGGAGGACGCATCAATTGGCTAATCACAATCAAAAAACATTAGATATTATCAGCGGCTATGACACATTCTTAGAGAGTCTGCGTACTATCTGCGACATGGGCTGTGGATCAGGTGGAGATATCACCTGGTGGGCGATGCTAGAAAGCAAAGATGATCCACCAGA